CGGGCCTAGGGTTTGGCATGGCGACGTCAACTCTATGAGTGACGTTCGGCGTGCAATCTCGAGGTTCCATGTTACTGTCAACGTTGAGGGGGTATCCGCTGAGGAAAAGCTTGTTGAAAAGGCGCGGGCTTATTTGCTTTCGGACGCAAACACTCCGGTGCTCGGTGACTTCTGCCGCGCGGTGATTAGCAAGGCAGAAGGCGTCAGAGTGCCGGCGTGTATTGTCGGAAAGCTCAAGTACCGCTCGACTGTGGACGACCCGCAGTACCCTAACATGCCGGACAACACTTGGATGGACTTCCTTGCCGAGCAGCAGTTAGCGGTCAACAAGTTCAACCGCCACCGCTTTGACCAATGGTTGGCTCGCGTGGGGAATTTGCAGGACATCATTAACCGGAAGGAACCGCTCGCTGAACCCACAGGCGTCAAGACGCCGACGCGAGCAATCGTGGTGGACGACGTTCGGGTAGATCCGGCCCCACGTCGTCAGGGCAGGCAGCGCGGCAAGCGCGGCCGCTCCAAGGCCTAAAAGGGCCTCACGGGCAGCAAGTGAACCGGGCTAGTGGTGGCCCGGCAGTTAATACACTTTACGTATTGTTTCACTTGCAATTGCCGGAAAACTGAAATGGCGAAGACCAAGAAGGCTAACAACGCTAAGCAGAGTGCCTCGGTGCCTGTGTCCAGAGCCCAGGGCAACGTCACTCGCAATCCCAAAGTCATGCCCACGCCCAAGGGCATCGTGGTCAAGCACAAGGAGTTCATGCGTGCCATTACCACAGGCTCAACCACAGGGTTTCACTTCCATCTTAGGGTTAACCCAGGACAGGAGTTTCCTTGGTTGAGCGGTGTGGCGCGCAATTATGAGACCTACACTCCCAAGTCTATCAAGTTCTATTTCCAGTCTGCGGTTCCTTCCACCCAGGCCGGGAACTACTTGATGGCATTTGATTACGATGCCAGTGACCCTACCAGTGTCGCCGAGGGCTTGACTAAGGAACGTTTGGCTAGCTTCATGGGCACCAAGACCAGCTCATTGTGGCAGTCCCAGGTCCTCGCGCTTGACGGCTCAGCTCTCCGTACTTACCAAAAGCGCTTTGTCCGTGACCATGGTCTGAACGACGAGGACATCAAGCTCTATGATGTCGGCGTTTTTCATATGTGGTTCAACGGCTTTGCAGGGTTCGTCGGCGATCTGTACGTCGAGTACGAGATTGAGTTTCAGGTCCCCGCTTTGCGCCCAAGCATCATCGAACTCACCACCGGACGAATTGAGGCTGGACCTGGGGTCAGCACGACCAACATCTTCG